ATTCGGAAAGTACAATGGATGAATGTAAATACGAGTTAGTATTGTTAGGACATTATCATAATTTCAATATATCTTCTCAGAATAGTGGGGGATATGTAATTACTTGTGGAAGTCTTTTCGGATATAATCCATATAGTGTGAAAAGAATGAGTGCAAAGACTAATGCTAGTCAAACATTAATATTAGTTGGAGATGGAGAAATCGAACATATAAAAGATGTTAATTTACAAGATATTGTTTAATTAAATAAATAATTATTATAACGCTTTATAAAGATTCGAATATAATGATTATATAAGAAGTAATATTATTTTAAAAGTGAGGATTAAACATGAAAGAGTATATATCAGTATTCAAACCAGAAGTAGCAAGAAAGTTGCTTAAAAAAGGATATATAATTTCAGATATTAAACCTAAAAAAGAAAATCCTAATGAAACAATTTTCATATTTAAAAATCAATTAGGATTTGAAAGTGATTTATATGAGATAGGAATTGGTAGTAAATAACTATTAATTTTTTATTTTAAAACAAATAAAAAGTACAATTAAAAAGGAGTGAAAGTTATTATGGCAAAAGAAATAATATGTGGTATTTATATAATTAAAAATTTAGTAAATGATAAGACTTATGTTGGACAAAGTAAAGATATTTATAGTAGATGGGATACACATTTCTGCGATTTTAAACATTTAAGACATAATAATATATATTTTCAAAGATCTTGGAATAAATACGGAAAAGATAATTTTGAATTTAAAATAATAGAGATTTGCAATATAGAATCTTTAAATGAAAGAGAAATATATTGGGTTTCATATTACAATTCCTATAACCCAATTTTCGGGTATAACTTAACACTTGGTGGCTCTCAGAACTATGATTTTTCAGAAGAGTTTTTGCAAAAGATGAGAGAGTCTCATGAGTCACAGGCAATATCAATTATTCAATTAGATTTAGATGGTAATATAATAAATGTATGGAAATATGGAGCTAGAGAAGCTAGTAAAAAATTAAATTATCATCAATCGACTATATGGAAGTGTATTAATGGATTACAACCAACTTATGAAAATTTTATATGGATGGAGTATGAAGAATATAAAGAAGTTGGCGTTGACTTAAATTACTATGAAAATAATATGAGATTTAAAAGGATAGCACAATTAACCTATGATGGAAAAGAGATTATTAAAATATGGAATAACACGTCAGATATACGGGCAAGTTTAGGTTTTGATACATGTAGTATAACAAAAGTATGCAGAGGAAAAAATGCATCATTGTATGGATTTAAATGGACATATTATGTGAATTATAATAATGGAAAAATAAATGATAAGACACCAACAAAGAAAAGAGTAATTCAATTATCATTAAATAATGAGTATATAAGGGAACATATATCTTATGCTGATGCAGAAAGAAATACAGAAGTAGGACAAAATTGCATTAGAAATTGCTGTAGTGGTAAGACGAAAACCGCAGGTAAATTTATTTGGATGAATTTAGAGGAATATAATATTAAATATAAATATCATTAATGAACAAATGGAGGGTAGGTATTTTATAATGATGCCAACAACAACAGATTATATAATTAATGAGATGAAAATTAACAGAGTATCCAAAAGAAAAGTTTATTTAAATACACAAGTAGATGATGATAGTATTTTTATTATAAGAGAACAAATTTTGAAAATAGTTGAAAGTGATAAAATAAATCAAGTAAAAAAAGATAAATTAGAACCTATAAATATCTATATATCAAGTGATGGAGGTTCATGTGTTACAGGATTAAGTTTAATATCTCTTTGTAATAGGTTAAAGAAAGAACATTATATTATAAAAACGATTGTAACAGCTAATTCTTATAGTATGGGTTCAATTATAGCTTGTGCTTGTGCCTCAAAAGGACAGAGATACTGCGAAGAAAATGCACAATATCTAATACATCAGCCACGAGTTTATAAATATGAACAAGTAGCAACGGCAGAAGATATAAGAAGAGAATCAGAACAAATAAAATTACTATGGGAAAGAATGATTAAAATTTATAAAGATAATACATTTCTTGATGATGCCTTTTTTACAAGAATTACAGATAGAAATGAAGATTTTTGGGCTTGGTCAGAAGAGTCTTTAAAATTAGGAATAGTAGATCATATCATATAAATAATTAAGAGTAAAAGGAGTTTTTTCTTATGGAAGATAATTTAAATGATTCAGAATCACCAGAAATATCAGAAGTAGAAGGAGAATATTTTATACCAATAGATACATCTAATCTTGATGGAGTTAAGTTAAATAAAAAGAAATTTCAAGAAGGATTAGATGACTCTAGTTATTATGCAGGGGTAATCAGCACATTAATGAATAGTGGAATTTCCGCACAGGATTGCATGACATGGGTACTAAATGATCAAACCTTAAAAGCAAATAAAGAGTTACAAGCACTTGTGAATGAAAATAATATTGCAGTTGCTAAAATCCAAGTCATAAAAGCTGATGGTATGGGACTTTAAAATTATATTATTCAAATAAATTAAATAAGAGTAAAAGGAAGGTACAATACATATGGATAATTCAATTAAGTTTAATTTCAAAAATAGAACTCAAACTGATGATTATGAAACATTTATCGACAAAATAATATATTTTATGACTGAGAATGAAAATACATCTACAATAGTTGATTATAGTGATGTAGATGAAATTTTAGACGCTATGTTGGAGGAGTATTCGAATGTGGAAGTCGAGGATTTTGACTCTGAAAATGATGAAGAAGATAATGATGTTTATATAATTACAAAATTAGAATATCAGAACGAACCTACTCAGATTTATATAGAGCCATTGTATAGAAATGGTAAATGTAAATTACATGATTGCGATTATATAATTTGCGACGCAGATATTTGGGATGATGATATGGTTGGTAATGTAAATGCTGAATTTGATGGCGTACAATTTATTGAACTTGATGAAGAATTGGATTATGAATACGATGATAGTTTTGACAATGAATATGATGAATTAAAGGATGAGAATGAAGAAACTTTCTGCTCATGTGATCATTGTTGTGAATGCGAAGATTATGATAACGATGAAGATGAAGATGGAATTGAAGATATTGTATCTGATTATGTTGAACAAATTGTGGAAACAGAGGGATGTTCGACCTGTATAGAAGGGATTTTATATAATTTTTTAGAAGATATTCTAGATTTTGTAAATGAAGATACATTCGATGATTGTAAATTAGATGGTCATGAGGATATTGAGAATACAGTAGATAATGCAATTGCTAGTATTAAATGTCTTGCTGATAAAGATAAAGAATTTAAAGTAAAAGTCTCAAAAGATGTAGAAACATTATTACGTAAATTAAGTGGAGATTTTTATTAAGATAGTAAAAATGAATTTAAATTGAAAGGATACTTGATTAATTTTGAGTATCCTTTTTAGTGTGAATTTATAAAGTTCATAAATTAAAAGTTTGGTCTACTGTAAGACTAGGAGAAAAATATGGATATAGATATGGAAAAAGTACAAAATGGATTACTGAGAAAAATTCAAGAAAAGCTTATAGCATTAGGTTGCGAAGTTAAAGTAGGAAATTTCGGAGATAATTCTGTTTTCGACTGTGGTGGGAACAATATAATTAACGGAGATGTAGTCATAAATACTAATAATAAAATACGTGTTGATGGATTGGAATATTTATATGGGAATTTATCACTAGATGTAATTATTGATAAAATTGAAAAAGTTACAAAACCATTTCAACAAGGCAAATCGAAAATTATGTTAGGAGGTTATTTTGACAATTATGATATGATTATCGAATTTGGATATAGAACGTTGACTATTCCATTTGAAACTCCTAAAGTAGTTGATTTTGATAAGATGGAATTATCATTTGCGGATAAAATTATAGAAGATTTAAAGTTAGATGCTAAAAGTTTAAGTAAATTACTCAGGAATGATCCCAATTATTCTGAATATAAAATGCTTATAAATAATTTAAAGACAACTATGGAATTGATTCAAGAATTAGAGGGTAAGGAAAGTCCTACGACAATTAATATTGGAACTATTACTTTAGATAATGTAACTAATGCAGATGATTTTTTAAATCAGTTAAAAACTAGATATAATAATATATTAAATAAAAAATAAATGAGTTGATATAGTGAGTTGTGAAAAACTAGGAAGAATATATTTTATAACTAATGAAAGTAGAAATAGAATTAAGATCGGATTTACTTCTCAGTCAATAGAAAAAAGAATAAAACAACTTTCTACTGGTTCATCTGAGAAATTAATCCTTTTGTATAGTATTGAAGGAACTTTAGATACAGAGAGAGGATTACATAATTATTTTGGACAAGATTATCATAAACACCTAGAATGGTACGATTATGAATTTGTTTCTAATTGGATTAGACGAGATAAATTGACAAGACAAACTTTAATTGATGAAGGAATAATGTTAGAAAATTAAATAAATAATTAACAGTAACAAATAATTAGATTAGGCATATATTATTATATATGTCTTTTTGTGATTATTAATTTAATTGTATATCAATGGTAGGGATAGATTTTAATTGAGGTTGCAACCTTAGTTATGATTGAAAAATAGCTTAACCTCAACAGCTATTTCCTTATTTTATACAAATCTTGAGGGAATTTATCAAAGAGGAGATAATTAATAAATGTTAATAAGTAAAGAAGTAAAAGTAAAATGGAATTATAAAACAAAGGATTGGTTTATATCAAAAGGTTATAAATTCACTAAAAATAATGATGTGTTTATTGCTAAAGTAGAGGATCTGCCTCCGAATGGAGTTAATTCGTTAGTAACAGTTTCATGTGATTATTGTGGAATTATTTATGAGATTAAACATAATTCCTATGTAATAAGGGTAAGTAAAATACCAAAAGTTTGTTGTGGTAACGTTGAATGCATGAAACTCAAAAGAGTTGAATCAAATGTTTTTAAATATGGTGTAGGTTGTTTGACACAGTTACCAAGTGTTATTGAAAAGATGAAGCAAACAAATATAGAAAGATTTGGTACGGAATATGCAATATCTGCAAAGGATACTAAAGATAAAATAAAAAAAACTTTTAAAGATAAATATGGAGTAGACAATTGTTTTCAAATTGAAGATGTAAAAAATAAATCAAGGGAAACTACATTGGAAAAATATGGGTCAGAATGGTATACGCAAACAGATGAATATAAAGAAAGAGTTGCTATAACTAATATGGACAAGTACGGATGCGTAAATGTATTTGAAAATGAAGATATAAAGCAAAAATCAAAAGAAACTATGATTGAGAAATATGGATGTTTATATAGTGCAACTCAAGAAAGAAAAGATATTTTAATAGCTACTTGTAATGAGAGATATGGTGTGGATAATCCTTTTCAATTAGAAAGTGTTAAAGAAACGATTATAAAATATAACATTAAAAGATATGGAGTAACTCATCCGATGAAAAATCCAATAATTAAAAAAGCTAGAATTGAAAAGATGCTAAAAACAAAACATAGAAATGGAACAGGACAGAGTAGTAGACAACAAGATTATCTTCATATGGTATTAGGTGGAGAAATTAATTATCCTGTAAATTTTTGTAGTTTGGATGTAGCATTTTTAGATGAGATGATTTTTATTGAGTTTGATGGAAGTGGTCACAGGCTATCAGTACAGTTCGGAGACATAAGCGAAACTGATTTTAATAGAAAAGAAATGAAAAGAAAATATTTTTTATTAAGTAAAGGTTGGAAAGAAATCAGGATAATATCTTTACATGATAATTTGCCATTAGAAGATAAGTTATTTAAAATGAAAAAATTGGCTATGGAATATTTAAATAGTGGTCATACATGGATTAAATTTGATATAGATAATAATAAAATTATTTGCAGTCAATACGAAAAAGAATATAATTATGGAAATTTAAGAAAAATAAAAGAGATAGATTTGATAGAAGTAGTTTAATTATTACTTCTTTTTATTTTGTAAAAAAATAAGGAAGTGGTATAGATGGCTAGAAATCCAAATCCTCATAACATTAATAAAGATGAGAGAAGGAAAAGACAACAAGAAGAAAATCCAGAAACTGCTAAAGCATTAGATGGAGAATCTCCTACTATAAATTGTCCTGAATGTAATAGAAATTTACATCCTCGTAATTATTTCACCATTAATAAAAATAGTGAGGCACATAAATTATACGCTGGCACAGGTAGGATTCCTATATGTAAAGATTGTATTAAAAAACGTTCTGTCAACGAAAATGGAACTCCTAATATGGATGGAATAAAGTGGTGTTGTAAGTGGTTTGATATTCCATTTTTGCAATCATTGGTTTTAACCTATATGCAACAAGATAAATGGAGTATAGGATATTATAAGAAAAATATTGTACTTAACAGTAAATATAGAACATGGACTTATGAGGATGGAGAAAGATACGCATCTGATGGGATAGATAAAAATAATCCAATTGATACCAAACAAAAAACAGATGCTTTTAATTTTGAAGATGAAGAAGAATCAGATTTTGAAGTCACAAGAACAATGGTTAAGTTTTGGGGAAGAGGATACGAAAAAGAAGATTATGAATTCCTTGAAACTTGTTTTTATGAATGGACAACTCAATATAAATGTGACACCTTAGCCGAAAAGAAAACTTATAAATTTTTAAGTTTAAAAGAATTAGAAATTAATAAAGGTAGAGAAAGAAAAGATAACATCGATAAATTAGAGGAGTCATTTAGAAAATTAATGTCAGATGCTAATGTAACTCCAAGAGATGCAAATGCAGCCAATGATCCAGAAAATATGAATAGTTTAGGTGTATGGATTAAAGATATTGAAAGATATAAACCTGCTGAGTATTTTGAGGATAAGAAGTTATATGATGATTTTGATGGCATAAAGGATTATCTAGAAAGATTTGTATTTAGACCTCTGAAAAACTTATTAACAGGTTCAAGAGATTTCGACAAGGAATATAATGTTGAATCAGATAATGAATATGTTGAAAATGAAGAGGATATTAGTGAAAATGAGGAAGAAACAATAGAAGATACAAGTAATAAAGATGGTGAAAAGTAATGCCATATATTAGTAATTTCCGAAAAGATAGAGTTAAAAAAGCAAATGTTAAAGATTTATTTTCAAAACCTAAAATACAATATAATAATAATAAAAAAGAAGATTTTGATGAAAGGATAATTGATTGGGTTACGTTTTATAGAAGAAACATACATAGATTTGTAGAGCATTATTTTGGTTTTGAACTATATTTTTATCAAAAGATACTTATATATTTGATGAATGTGAATTGCTTTATAGTTATTGTAGCATGTAGAGCTTCGGCAAAATCATATTTAATTGCAATTTATGCTTGCGCTCGTTGCGTTCTGTATCCAAATTCTAAGATCGTAATAGCGTCCAGCACAAAAAAACAAAGTTCTTTAATTGTATCGGAGAAGATAAAAAAAGAATTAATTCCTAACTCTCCAAACTTAGCAAAAGAAATAAAAGATATAAGAACAGGAATGAATGAAACAGAAGTTGTTTTCCATAATGGTAGTTCTATTATAGTAGTTCCAGCAACGGAAAATGCTAGAGGTGCTAGAGCAACAGTTAATATTTATGAAGAATTTAGAATGATTAAAAAAGAAATTGTAGATTCAGTATTATCACCTTTTCTTATTGTTAGACCAACTCCATATCTAAAAAATCCAATATATGCACATTTACAAGAAGAACCTATAGAAATATATATATCTTCTGCATGGTTTAGAAATCATTGGATGTGGGATATTATGAGATTTGCAACTAAGAGTATGTATAATGCAAAAGATGCATTAATTATCGGTTTTGATTATTCAATAACATTAAAACATGGAATACGTACCAGGAAGCAATTAAGAAAAGAAAGAAAGAAAATGGACGCAACTACATATGCAATGGAATACCAAAACTTAATGATTGGCTCGGGAGAAAATGCTTATTATACTTTTGATTTAATAAATAAAGCTCAGAAAATAAAAAAAGCATTCTATCCAAGGAAAAATTTAGATGTTATTGAAAATAAAAAAAATAAGCATGATATTCCAAAACAGAAAGGTGAAATCAGAGTAGTATCTTGTGATATTGCAATGGTGATAAATAAAAGTGGAAGGAATGATAATACAGCAATTGTATGTATGAGAGCTCTTCCTTTTAAAGATTATTATGAAAGACAAGTTGTATACATAGAAGCTTTTAATGGAGGAAATACAACCGAACAAGCAGTAAGAATTAAACAAATTTATTACGATTTTAATTCTGATTACTTAGTTTTAGATGCAGCCAATAGTGGATTAAATGTCGCAGATGAGTTAGGAAAGATTTTATATGATGATAGTCGTGATTGTGAATATCCATCATGGAAATCATTTAATGATGAAAATACAGCTAATAGAATTAAGATTAAAGATTCTCAAGAAGTAATTTATAGTATTAAGGCTGATGCAAGTTTTAATCATGAAGTTCATTTGAATATGAAGGATGTACTTGAAAAGGGAAAATTAAAATTGTTAATAAATTCTGTTGAAAGTAAGGATTATTTAGAAACTAAAAAAGAATATATAAATGCATCTCCAGAAGAAAAAGTATCATTTGATTTACCTTATATTAATAATGATTTAATGATAAATGAAATGATTAATTTAAGTTACGAAATTAATAAAAATACGAACAAATTGAAGCTTGTTGAACCGAGAAATGGTACAAAAGATAGATATATAAGTATGGGATATTGCAATCTATTTGTAAAAATGTTAGAACAAGATTTATATATTGATGAAGATGAATCAAGTTTCCTAGATTACTTATTCGTTTAACATAATTAATTAAAAATATATATACCCAACACAAAAAATATTCCAATGAAAGTAGGTGAAAGTACATATGGCAGGAAAAGGAAAAGTAGGTAGACCATCAAACGCATCTAAATCTAAAAAAGAAAGCGCAAACACAACTACTACACCAAAAGCATTGAGCGAAATTGATGAAAATTATATGCTGAAATTCGCCAGTTCTATAGCAAGTGCTTTGAATAATCCAATATTTTATAATCCAATAATGCAAAATGAAATACTTAAAGATATTAATATGCATCCATCAAAATATGATAGAGATGCTGTTGAAAAGTTATTATTAAATCCAAGGGATAACGAACTTGCTACAAGAAATTTAGCTCAATATCTTGACACATATATTATGCAATTTAAAAGACTTGCTGATTATTATGCAAAAATATTAGTTTTTGATTATACATTAGAACCCACAAACGCAGATGAAGAAGATATGTCAAGTAAACCTTTTAAGAAAAGTTGGAATAAAGTATGTGATTGGTTAGATGATTTTGATATTAAAACTTCGTTGCAAGAAGTAATGAAAGGTGTAATGCTAGAAGATGCAAAATTTTACTACATAAGAAAAAGTGATAGTGGAATAAGATTACAAGAAATGGCATCTGATTATTGTGAAATTTGTTATAAAGATGATAATGGTTATGGTTATGCATTTAACATGATGTATTTTCTAAGACCAGGAGTATCCTTAGCAGAATATGACCCAGTATTTACAGATTATTACAACGATTTTCTAAGTTATAAACAAACAGGATTAGTTCCTGATAGTGTAACTGTAAAGAAAAGGAATGGACAATTTTTTTATTGGCAAGAACTTCCTAATGTGAAAGCTCCTGTTTTTAAATATCATGCAACTACGGCAGGAATGGTATCTCCATTAGCAGGTACATTTATAGATGCAGTAGAAATTGCGACTTATAAGCAATTATTAAGAACAAAAACTAGTTTACAAACATGGAAAATGTTAATTAATAGAATACCAAGAAATGCAAATAGTAAGTCAGGAAATACGAAAGATGATTTTGCGTTATTGGCAGATACGGCAGGAAAAGCGTCTAGCATAATGCAGTCGGCAGTTCCTGAAGGAGCAACGAATAGTTGTATAAAAATAAATATATTCTTAAATTGAGTATAAATAATTTTTATCAAAACTGAAGCTCCCTACATTTGTAAAGAGTGTAGAGCGATAGATAAATCTATCCAAAACTCCTTTAATTGCTGGAAGTCCCTAAAGTCCAATTAACCACAACGTAGGTATGAAATAAAACCAAGCGTGATGGTGACGAAAGTAGAAAGAATAATTGGAATGAGATAAGGTTAAATCCTAAGTCTTATAAAACAATGGGTAATCAGCATCTAAGATTCGAATAGAGTAAAGTTCAACGGCTAGAGAGAGATCTCGTACCTACAAGCGTAGGGAAGTGGGGAGAGTCCTTATTCATTATTAAGGATTGTGATATAGTCTGTTCTCATATGAAAGTATGAGAAGTTCATTAATTCATATTAGTTAATAAATAATTAATATAATTACGAGAACTGTTTAGTACTAGCGATACTAGACGAACATCAAGTTCGCGTGCTAACAGTACCCTTTGAGACTACTGATGTTGTTGACTTTGAACAAGCAGAAGGAAGAGACAACATTACAGGTGTCGGAGGTGCTTTATTTTGGGAAGGCAGTGGTACTAGTTCAACATTATTTGGAGATGCTTGTTTAAATGCAAGCGGAATATTAGGAAGTCAGATAGTAGATGCAAATTTTGTTATACACATGTATGGGCAATTCCAAAGATTTATAAATACACAATTAAAACCTGTAGGTGGTAAATTTAGATTTAGAATACATCTTGAGGGAACAATGTTCGATGAGGGTACGAGGTTGTCAGAAGCAACAAGTGTATTAGGATTGGGTGTATCACCTCTTGCTATTGATAAAATTGCAGCAGCATGGCATATTTCACCCCGTCAGATGGATAATCAAAATATGCTCCTAGCGAGTCGTGGCTACCCTCAAAATTTCACACCAGTATCATCTACATTCACTCAGAGTGGAACAAGTGCTGGCAATACAGGAGGTGCTCCTACGAAAAATATCGGAGATCTCTCGGATAAAGGCGTAGAATCGAGAAATGGTGCTGATAAATTAAATAAATAAAGTAGGTGATGTTATGAAGAAATTCATTTATTGCACTGATGAAAATCTAAAGAATAAATTAGAAGAAAAATTAGCATTCATATCTAAGCAAACTATTAATGGTAAAGACACTTGGATATTTGAAAATAGTAACAAGATAGTTTTTAGCGATATAGACATGAGTAAATTAACATTTACAAATAAACTTTATATTTAAAACACAAATATATTTTCATTTAAGTTATTCATTATTATTTATTTCATGCAGAAAGGTGGTGAAAATTAAAAATGTTAGAATTAATAAATTTACCTATC